ATCTACACTACCCCAATAATTAGTGTTAGCTTGTGCGGCATTGGTATCTAGGTATAGTTGGTAGTCTGTAGTCCCTCCGGTAATAGCACTCCCACCTACAAGCCAACCAAATGCGTCCGACCTAATTTTTATAATTTTTAACTCTGGAGTCGATCCCAAATTATGACTAAATGACGTTGACGTTCCATCGCCGGTATAAGATACAACATCAAAAAAGCCTTTGGCTCGCCTTAAAAAATAACGAATATAGTTTTTATCTGTTGCGGCGGGTGAAATATTAAAATGACCGCCCGCATAATCTACGGTTACGCCATTAGAGTGATCTAAAAAAAATGCTCCAGCATTAGTGCCTTCTGCATCGGTGGAGTTTGTTAAGAAATCGCCTCCACCTGATTGGCCTCTTAGCCTATCTCCGATTGACGTTGCACTAGAGGCTCTGCTTCTATATATAACAGTATCTACATTGAAACCTGTAGAAATAAAAGTGTCAGCACCCTCTCCTGGTGATTGAGCTTGAAGCGTAAACAAATCAGTAGCCGTAAACTCTGATGCTGGCTTATGTGATCTGCGGATTGCCATGTAAATGTAGGTATTGCCGTCAGCTATTTCAACACCAATACCATTACTTGCTATGCCAAAACTGTATGATTCGCCACCTTCTGCACTATTTTGATCAGTGGCAATCCTACGGGAACTAGCGTCACCGTTTTTATCGACAGAAGAACCTCTCATGTTATCGATCATAAAAAACGATCCAGAGCCATTATCTTTTTTTACAATAAGAAATTGAGGTTCAAAACCTAAGTTTTCTACAAAGGCTGAGCTACCCGCTGAAAATGCTCCACATTTAATAATAACTTCGTCAGAATCTTCGCCATAGGCCGCGTCATTGTGACCAAACAGATAGGCTACATAACTACCACCGTTTGCATTAGTTCCACTACTGGTTCCTACTCCAAAAGTAGTAGAGGTCATTCCTGCATCAACAAAAACGGGAGTACCACCGCCTGTTCTAAATTGATCATCTGCATTTAGATAAGCATACGCTCCGTTTAAACTTGCGTAGTCTCCACCATTTCGGTGCCAAACATACCAATCAGCAGTGCTGTCAGTCCTTTTAACAATAACCATTCCCGGTGTAGTGTTTAAGTTATGGCTAATGTTGTGTGACGATCCCGTACCAGTATAGGTAACAATGTCAAAAAACTTTTCTTGTTTAGCAAAAGACCAAAGCACATAATCTGGCCCACCATAAGATGACGAACCAACAATTCCAGACGCCGCACCCAAAGTAACAGAGCTACTACCAAAGGTTTGCGTTCCTTGGTCGCTTTGTGCGGATGTCGCGTTAGGGATTAAAGAATACTGAGTGCCTCTCACGCTGTCATAAATTCTATGATTTTGTGAAGCTGATCTGCTTTTTCCCCAAATCATCCCGCCTTTATCGGACAAATCTAGTCCGGTAGGAACTACAACAGAGCCATCCGTGCCGGTATAAAGGGTTGTAGAAAACACATCATCAACGTAAACAGTGTCACCAGCATTGCCAGCAGCGGCTTGTAATAACTTAGTGCCTACACTCATCCCAGCGCCTGTCCAGCAACAAAGCCGTAATAGGTTGTGCCACCGTCTATTGTGAAGAAGACAAATACATCTACACCATTATTTGTAGTGGTTAGGGTGGGAGCCGTAGCTGCAGCCCAATCTACACTAGATGGCCAAGTAATCGTTCTGGCACTGCTGTCTTGAATCACCTTCAGCACAAACGATGACGCCCTGCCTGACGCGGCTGGGTTGCTAAACGTGTAGGTGACGTTTTCTGTTAGATCATGCTCAAACAAATTGCCATCACGCAAGTTAATAGTGGCAGCGTTGGAGCTAGAAGTAACAGTGGTAACTTCTTCTATCGTGCCATTGTCAAAGCTAACCACACCATTGGCATCTGAGGTAACAATACCTGACGCTTGGGTAAGACCAAGCGTATCAGGAAGTTTGACAGTATAAGTTGATGCCGCACTATGGGCTGGCCCCTGTACCGTTACACCGTGACTATTTGATTCGCAGTTAAAACGAATCGTGCCAGGGTTGGTATTACCGTATAACTCTGTAAATCCAGTGCCGTTTGGAAACAACTGTATGTTTCCATTGGTATCGGTAGATTTGACAGCATTGGCATCTATTTGAATGTTATCAACATCTAGCTCATTGGCGGTAATCTGTCCTGCAGAACCGTAAATAACAGCCTTGCTATTTACTACCGTATCAGCGGTTGAGCCATCTACAAGGTTAAGTTCTGTCGCTGTAGACGTAACATCACTAAGCTGGCTTGCTGCAATGGCTAATGCGGCTTGGTGGGCTGTAACTGATGCTTCAGTAACAGACAACGTAGGAATTACAGCCTGAACGTGTGCTTTTACAGCAGCGTTAGTCGGTATCTGAGTGTCACTATCTGTAAAGGTTTCGCCAGAAGTGGTGACCGCACCAGCATCCAGATTAGAAAACGTCACAGTTGTTAATACTGCCGCACCACCGACTGTAATTGATGATGATGCCGCCACGGTTGTAAACGATCCTGCCGCAGCAGTAGAGCCACCAATTACAGCGTTATCTATTGTGCCGCCATCTAGGTTAGCGGTCGTAATAGTGCCAAGATTGCTAATCGTTGCGCCATTAAAGTTAACAGTGCCACTAGCAGTCAGGTTTGTAAAAGTACCGGCGGCTGCTGAAGAAGCGCCTATTGCCGTGCCATCAATAGCCCCTGCGTTAATATCAACAGTGGGGATGGTGACTGTGCCGGTAAAAGTGGGACTTGCCGTATCAGACTTAGTTGCTATCGCAGTCGATATGGCATCAAATTCTGTTTCAAACTCTGTGCCGCGAACAACCTTATTGGTGTCACCACCTGGAAGGGTATCCTTAGCCGCAAAGTCGGTAGTCTTTGTGTAGTTAGACATTGCTCAATCCCAGCCCGAAAAGAAGAAAGGGGGCCGTAGCCCCCGTGTTGATTAGGCAGATGGGACTGCCAAGACAAATCCAGCTTCAGGACGATACACCTGAACACCGTAAAGGGTGTCTGCGGTGTACAGAGTAGACAGGTACTCTTGCTTGTACTGAGTCTGAGAACGTACAGCCATTTGCTCTGCCATAACAACAGCTTCTGTATGGAAAAGCAGGGCGGCACGAGTATCAACACTTGATGCGGTATTGTCAGCAGCCGCTTCGATGGTCCTGCAGTTAGCGGAAACGTAAACGTCTACGCCATACAGGTTACCAATCAAGCCACTATTGACTGTGCCACCAGATACAAAGTCTGATGATACATACCGATCAATGCCCATAATCGCTTTGCGCGTTGCGGGTGGAACGATCAGATTACGACCTTCCATCGGCACATTGTTGTCATCCATCTTCTGGATCATGTCGCGGAAGAAAGCATCCGTGAACTCATCACCAGCTACCAGAGTGTCATCAGTGTACTGAGTGGTAGTGCCGTTATCGTTGAAGAAACAACCAGTGTGCTGGTAATCAGTAGCAGCAGGGCTGAATACAACAGCACCACCGTCACCAAAACCAGTACCAGCCGCGTGAAGGTCATTGTCAACTTGTACAGCCAGCGAATAGCCAGCGTCCTCAGTGTAGAACTGACGCAGAGATGACAATGCTTGTACCTCTACGATGTCCTCAATCAAACGCGAGTATTCAAAGTGCCGATTGATAGCAATCTGCAGCTCTGACTCTGTGTTGGCAATGATTGTTACCGCAGTATCTGCCGCTTTAGCATTGGCATCACCGCGAGTGGGCTTAGGAATATGAATAACGTCACCCTTCTTGCCATTCATAGCGATACGCTTGACAAGGGGTGCCATCTTCAGATTCTTTTGATATGAAGCAATAATCTCATCCGACCAGATTTCTGGGATGAAAGTGCCTGCTTCTGTTAAGGCGGTAAATCCGCCTGTGCCTGGGTAAGTTGCTGTAGCCACGATAAATCTCCTTTAAGGCTATTTAACTCGACCCTCGGCGTATGCTTTCAAAATATCATCTGAAAGACTTTGATAACGCTCTGGGTCGGTCTTAATGAGTCTAATAATGTCAGCACGACGATAGACCTTCTTCCTTGACCCTTCTGCGGAACCGCGAGCGTTACCTGTAGCAGCAGACTTCACAGTATTCTTACG